CTTTTAGTTGCAGAGTCTGTATCTCGAAGGTCTTCATCATCTCGTCACTCTGCGATCCGTTTCGGATGGTGTTCTCCATCTTCGAGATACGATCTCTAAGTGCAAGTTTTATAGAGTCTTTGTTGTTTGATTTTACACCCAGGAATGGTGTGAGTTGGTTGGCACCGAAGGCCACTGTCGATCCTTCATAGAGCATGATTTCCTTCACTAGCCACATGTACCCTCTGTTCTCGGCATCCTGTGGATTGATTAAGTTCTGCACTGCCTTGGCCCATCCTTTGGCATCTCTCTCCATGAATTCGGACTGCACGTACTGGAACCCGATGGAATGGTTGTCATAGATACCCTCCAGATAGTTCTTTAATGTGTCGTTGCCGATCGTGGTGTCAGCCATCTTGGTCTCGAAGTAGATCCCAGAGATGCCATCCACTGTCCTCTCCTCCAGTGTCAGGATCTTGCCTGGCAGTTGGGTAAGGTCGTGGTGAAGGGCATGTTTGATCTTGGCCACTGCAGATGAGTTCGGTCCACGTTCCTTGATACTCTTCTTTGAGCATCCAGGAAGAAGTACGTCACCATCGGAGTCGATGAAGTTAAAACAGTTATAGAACCCTGTGACCGTTCTGCCGATGGTATCGACATTCTGGATCGATGCCTTGACGTGGCAAGGTTTTACCGAGTAGTATGTGGACTTGTTAACTTTCATTTTCTCTTTAGTTTGAGACGTTCCTGGAATGACTGACAGATCGTTCTGTCTTCCATCTTTGGTCCTTCGTGTACAAAAATAGTATTTTTTTGAACATGTACACCCTTCTGTTTATTTTTTTTATTGGTCTTGATGGTCTTCATTATGCAGTGACTGTCAGGTTCGTGATCATCGAAGATGCCGTTGAAGAGTCAAACCCATAGATGTTGATCAGTATGTTCACTGCAGTCGACTTGTCCAGTGTTCCGTTGGCCACCGAGGTGTTGATGTCCAGGATCCCTGTGACACCACCAACGGTACCACGAAGGGATACCTGTGCGTTGACGATCTTGTCCTGTTGACTGTTGTCCAGGGTTGCCTCCTTCGGAAGTTTGCCGAGTTCCATCCTGTACTCATCGATCGTGATGGCACCATCTGCGAACTGGGTGTGCAGGGCAGAGACTTTCGATGTCTGTATCTCCTGGATCCTCTTCTGGTCCTCCTGCATACATGGTAGCCATGAGTAATCTGCAGATAGTTTAAGTCCTTGGTTCTCCAGTCCGAGGGACGTGGTGAGCACATTCATAAGGGAGTCGGCCTCTGGTTGGATGGTGTTCTGGTAGGTGATCCTCATGGCCTCCTTCTGGTTCTCAAAGGTCGCACCTTTGGTCGATGGGAACAGATCTCTCTGCAGTCCGTATGCCGACAGGATGGATGAGAAGTCATCTTCCATCTCCTCGAACAACATGAGATCCCTGACAGGTACGGTCATCGGTTGCCATGAGAGGGCCGAGTTCGTGACGATCACATGTCCCTTTGTGGAGTCAAGTGATCGGTCTCTCTGGTATTGTTTCTCGATACGATCTCTCTCTTCTCTTCCTAGTGGCACACCACCATCCGAGTCCTTCGTGTTCGAGGATAGGATACCGATGGCACCCTTCTCGGTGATCATGATGTTCCTACTTTTTAGCGATGCCATTAGGTTGGAGATCGGCAGTGCTAGTGAGTAGATCTTCGACTTTCCTATGTAGTACATCTCCGAGTCACCCTGGCAGGTGTGGATCACCTCGTTCACGTTGAACCTGGTCCCATCACTAATGAGTTCGTAGTTCTCGATGATCTGGTCCAGGGATACCTGTCGGAACAGTTTGCCTGTATTATTCACTCGGATGTCTCCTGATGGAAGTACCCACATGGCCGATGGCAGTGAGGTGGGGAGTCCTTGGTTCTTGTAGATGAAGGCATTCGCATAGATCGACATCATCGTGTTGAACTGGGACATGAACTTCTCTGTCGACTGCAGGACGTTCGGACGTTGGAAGAGTGCCAGGATAGGATGGTCGTTGTACTCGATGCCGTTCCGATCCATCACCTTCACCTCCATGTTGGAGAACATCTCTGCCTTCTTGTCTATTGCTATTCGTAGGTGGGGGACTTCATGGTAGACCTTCATCAGGTCACCTGTGTCGATGATCACTGGCATCTTGGTGCCGATCATCTTTGAGAAGGTCAAAGGTTGGAAGGTGCCTCCCATCCATCTTGAAAACAGTCCAGATAGTAAGTTCATTATTTACTTAATTTATACAAAAATAACTATTTTTTAAATATAAACTACTACACAAACCTATCAGGCAACATTGAACCTATGAACTTTGTCAGTCCTGCCAGGGCATCAGGTGCATCGTCATGTTTAGAAGTTCCATCCTTCATGAACCCGAGGACTTGACGAATGAAGAGATCGTATTCGCTTCCTCTGGTGATGTCGTTCCTGAAGTAGACGTACTCCTTGATGAATGCATACTGCATCAGGATCCTGGTCACCTTGTTTGTGGTGTTCTTTACTCCGAGGACACGTTCAGGGTTCACTCGTTCTCGCATCATCTTGATGAAGACACTCCCCTGATTGTTGGTCTCGACTCGGCAGAAGTCTACCCTCTCCTTGTTAATAAGTCCAGAGCACAGAGGCATGGTGATGTCGATGTTCTTATCTGTGAACACCACGTCTGTGATGTACACCCTCTTCTCATGGATCTTGCCCACGATCATGCAGAGGTAGTCATCACCTTCATCTGCCACATCGATATATGCCAGAACAGAGTCGAAGTCGATGCCATTTACCTGGTCCATGGAGAACGTCTTGAGATCGTTTCGATCAAACAATAGGCCCTCCAGACGAACGTCCCACCTGCCCTCAACAAACACTTTGTATTCGTATTCGGGCATGTTCTTCTTCAATGACTCGATGTAGTCAGGGGAGAGGTATGGGTTGTCTGTGAGTTTCGCAGGGATGTACTTCCATCCTTCTGGGAGGGTGTTGGCCTCCCACTTGTCGTAGATCCTGGACTTCACCCATCCATGTGTCGGGTTGCAGGTCATGGCGATCTTTACTGGTACATGTCCTGCACCGTTCCATGATCCACTCCTCTCGATCACTTTATTGAAGGTCACCTCCTGGATCTCGTTCACCTCATCGATCCCTGCACCGTTGATCTCCAGACCTCTGAACTTGTTCAGTTCCTTGTCTCCATCGAAGGACTCTGCCATGAACATGATCTGTGATCCGTTCTTGAAAGTTGCAGTCATGGTCTGCCCATCCCACTTGAGTAGGTACTGATCGAAACCTTGGGACATGAGTGTACGGAACGTCACCAGGATCGTTCTGTAAATGTTAGTGTAGGATGCACGAAGGATGATCCATCGACTGTTGTCGTATTTGAATGCCAGAGTCAGGAATTCAAGGAGTAGCCAGTAGGACTTCCCTCCCCTGATCGCACCACCATAAAGTACTACTGTATTACTTTGCAGTACTCGGTGTGCCTCCCTCTGCTTGGGAGTCGGGAGTACCTTCATTGGTCCAGTCGATGATGATCGGCCTGGAGATGGTGACCTCTTGTTCAGTTCGTTCAATGTACCCACGTTTCTTTCCTTTTGTTTTTAGATAGAAGATCGTTGATGATACTTCTCCATCCTTTATCTGTTTGTGTAGTTGACTCTCTGCAAAGTCGAGAGCAATGTCAGCAATTCCTTCCACTGATTCTTTATAGTTCTCGTCTTCTCTGGTCCACCTGTAGTGTGTCTCTCTGCTAATCCCAACGGTCTTACATGCCGTTGTCACAATTCCGAGGGACTTCTCCAGTGCCTCGATCATTGCCTTTTTAGTAATGTCATTATTTGCCATTATTCTTCTGTTTTACCTTCTAGTTCCTTCCAGATCTTCTCCACTGCCATCATCTCATCCTTGACTGCCAGGTAGTATGCCTTCCGTTTACTCTTCATGTTGTTGTTGTAGGTGTAGCATCTTCCTGTTTCACCGTACTTAAAACCTCGTTTATCTTTGATCTGGCATGATATAATCTTGTCCATTGCGTGTTATCTTTATTGTTGGATCCAGTTTGTTCATGCGATCTATTATCACCTGGCAGTATTTTGGATCCAGTTCCATTCCGTAGCACCTTCTTTGTAGTTGATGGGATGCCACCATGGTACTTCCTGATCCCAGGAACCCATCACAGACGATCTCTCCTATTCTGCTACTGTTTTTTATCAGTGGTGATAGTAGGAGGATTGGTTTCATGGTCGGGTGCACATCGTTCTTTATTGGTTTGTCGCATCGGATCACTGTTGTCGACTGTTTGTCCTCTTTGTCCTGCTCGATTAGGTCCAGAAGTTGTTTCTTGGTTAGTTTCTTTAGATCGATTTTATCTTCGATTACTGTTGAATGAGTTCTCTCGTCTATGAAGTAGTGACCTGATCCTGGTTTCCATCCGTAGAGACATGGTTCGTGTTTCCACTGGTAGTCTTGTCTTCCTAGGACGATGGAATTCTTCACCCAGATCAGGCATTGTTTAAGAAGTATTCCTGCTTCCTGGAATGCCATTCTAAAATTCACACCTTCCGAGTCTGCATGCCAAACGTACCAGGCACCACCTGGTTTGGTGAATGAATTCAGGGCCGTATAGAAATCATATAGAAATTGATAGAAGGAGTCATCGGCCATCTTATCATTCATGATCTTGAGTCCTGTTCCTCCTTCGTAGTTCACGTTGTATGGTGGATCGGTCATGACCATGTCTGCCTGTTCACCTTCCATTAGTTTCTCCCAAGTGTCCACCTCTGTACTCGATCCACACATTAGTCTGTGTGGTCCGATCTGGAATAGATCACCCACCACGATGTCTGTATCGATCTCGTCTGGTATCTCATATTCATCCTCTTCTGCCTCGGCATTTTTTTCTTGTTGATATTCTGGTATGTCTAGTCCCCATTCCTCTAGTTCATCCTGGTCCCATTCATCGATCAGTTGTTTCCAGTCCCACTCTCCGAACCCTACGTTGTCCTTGATAATAAACTGCCTTTGTTCTTCCTCGGTTAGATCTGTTGCCTTGATCACAGGTACTTCCTTTAGTCCTGCATGTCTACATGCCTTTAATCTCATGTTTCCACCGAGCACGATCATGTCATCATTGACTACGATAGGTCGGAGTTCGAGCATCTTTGGAAAGTCCTTTATCGACTGAACAAGTTTTTCGAACCTCTCGTCTTGTATAATGCGAGGGTTATTTGGATTTTCCTTAATCTCTCCAATAGGAGTAAGTTTACTATTCATGGTGTAATTATACTCTTTTTTTGTTGTTTTAACAAAGTTTGAATTAAAAAGGTATAGTTCTGCAGATCGTTTATTCGTTCCTCCTGGGTATATGTTTCATCGTCATCGTTTAGGATCTCATCGATCCTGGAGAAGTACATGTTAATAATGGACTCCTCTGCATGTGTCATCCATGCACGTCATAGTCTAGTCTGCCTTCTTGAATGTTCTGGTAGTACTTGGTCAGGTCCATCTGTTCAAGGTGTGCAATCTGTTCCATGATGTCATCCCTTTTGAAGAGGTAGTCCAGTCCGTATGGCATCGACTTGGAGAGAACCTCCAGTTCGTTCCACTTGCAGATCAGTGCACACTTCCTGGCATCACTGAAGTCCATTGAAAAGGACACACCATGCATGGAGAGGAACAGTGCCTCTGCCTTCTCTTTAGATGTCATCAGGATCGTTTTATCACTCCACTGAAGGATATCATCATAAACGACAAAATGATCGTTCCTGCCCTGTATTTAGGTGCCCAGTCGATGGGGTTGATGTCCATCGTGATGAAAGCCATCAGGATGTATGGGATGATAAGTGCAACTAGAATGAAGATGATCCGAGACTTGGTGTTCATGGTGATGGTTTTAATTTTTCAAAATTAGGTATATTTTTGACAAAATTTGTCAAGACAGTTTCTGTCCATTTATGGATCGGTAGTGTGCGATCATCTGTTCAAAGTCCACCACACCGTACTTGACTGTCATGTGTTTCCTCTGGTCCATGATCTCCAGAATATCAATGCCATACTTCTGGATCATTCGCAGGGCATACGAAGTGTAGTTCCCCTTCATAAAGATGTTACATCGTTTGCACTGGATGTGGCAGTTCATCTCATCCCACCTGGTGGATCTGTGCACTCTTGAAATGTAGTGTCCATTGTCCATGTTAGTCCAGTGGTCTGCCTTGCCACAGGTGAAACAGTTTGCGATGCCATTCTCGTTGGCATCCCTCATCCTGATGAAGATAGAAAAAACACGATCCAGGTCCTTCTCTAGGGAAGTCCTGGATCTGCGTTTCGTGGTTGTTTTCTTTGCCATTAGAATGGTAGGTCTTGATCTCTTTGTTGTGCAAAGGTAGGCAAAGTATCCGATCCTTCCTTCGGTTTCCACTCATCCACCTTCAGGTAGTGGGTGTCACCGTACTTGCCTGGTTCCTTCCTCTTCTGGATCTCCAGGTTAAAGTACCCTTTTTCGTTTGTGATCGCCTTGATCTGTTCGATAAACTCCTCGGTCTTGCCAGAGAACTTGATTGAGAACTTTGACTCCTTGAGAGTCACCTTGTTGATGTAGTTTGCCATGTTGATTGATTTATTGATTGATTGATTGATTGATTGAATTTTCAGTTTGTCAAATTTTGACAAGTCAGTTTGTGTCAAGTTAGTCGAACAGAACCACCTTGCCATGCACCTGGACCAGTTCCGACATCAGTCGGTCACATGCCTCGCATGGACATTCACCTGGTACGTGTGGTTTTGGGAATGAGAACTGATGACGTTCCATCTCACCACGTTCGTACTTGGCCACTAGGACCTTGGCGAGTAGTTCTCTGTTGATCCTGAACCCTCCCCTGAAGGAGAGAAGTTCAAAGTTTGTCTGTGTGTTCGTGAAGTTCGTGAAGTTCGCATTCATGATGTTGTGGTTTTTAGTGTTAATTGTTGATGTGTCTGTTGGTCATCTTCCTGTTGATCCCTGCCTTGATGTTCCGATCTTTGTGAGGGTTGACATGCATCCCATGCCATACGTGGGGAGGTGAGTCTGTTGGTGATATCAACCAATTAGTGACTCGGTTGATCTCCCGATCTACCTCGGACCATGTAAGAGGTCCATGAGTCTTCTTGTACCTGATCCTAAAGGCAGTCAGTTCCTTGAGGTAGTTCGACATCCTCTGGTGCCTGGTCATCGTTGGTACTTTTTATTCAGTGCATACATCTCCAGTGGAGTGAACGTCTGGTCTGCGATGATGATCGTGGCCACGTTCTCTGTAAAGAAGTCCTGAAGGTCACATCCATCGAGGTTGTATCTCCAGAGAAGGAACATGCAGTCCCTCTCGCAGATGAAGGTGTTGTACTGTATTGTGAATTCACGTTGTGCCCACCTGAAGTCCTGTTCGTTCATGTAGAATGAACTTTCCTGGTGATCCTCATCTGTAATGTTCTGGAGGTGTTTCGAGAAGTCTGTTGTGTTTTCGATGTTCATGTTGTGTGTTTTTTAGTTTAGTTCGGTGATATTAAACTTTACGCAGTTATCGGATACTGCGCCCCGCTTGAATAGTTTTTTTACATTCTGCCTTCATCCGCAAACGAATAGTATTTTTCGCTTGTCAAAATTACATGGTCAAGCAGTTGTATTTCGAGCAGTTTCCCGCCTTGTTTGACTTTGGTAGTTAGGTCGATGTCTTGTTCGCTCGGGGTTGTGTTTCCGCTTGGATGGTTGTGCGCTAAGATAATTCCTGAAGCGTGGCTGAGTAGTGCGGCTTGAAAAATTATTTTTGGATCGCAGTATGTACCGTGCGCCCCGCCCGTACTTAATAAATAATAGCCGATAACTTCATTTTTTCGGTTTAATAGTAATAGCATCATTTCTTCCCTATATTCAAGAGTATCATTCCATAGCTCCCTAAGTACCTTGACAACATCATTGGAGTTGGTTATTTTTTGTCGGTCTTGGGCTTTTACTTTGCTTTGATAAGTTAGTTTAACTTCGGCAACGGAGGATGGGAGGTTGATTAGTTTTTTCATTGTGTTCATGATGTTGTGTTTTTTAAATGTTTCTGCAAAGTAATAAAATAGTTTTGACATGAGCAAATTTATTTTAAAATAATTTTAAAACACTACACCAGATAGAAGTTCAAAGTCACATGTTTCCACCTTGATCTCTTTGTGTAACTGCAAATTCTGTTTTATATAATGAAATTGCAGTCCGAAGGTATTCGATCTTCAAGGTCACTGCGGAATTCAGTCTCCTGGCCCTCTCATGTAGTGCCTGACTGTCTCCAGTCTCGGCAGATAGGAA